CCAACGTTTCGATTAACGTACGAAACTCCCCCAAATAAGCGGGAGCCTGCTTTCTGCTCTTATAGAGAGAACAGGCTAGCTTATAAACGCGGTGACAGGTTAAATACTGTCACCGGGATTGAGCCACCGGGATACACAAATCTGACCAACACGGTACCTAACCCGAGAGGAGTAGGTAACGAGATTACCGGTCGGAATCTCATCAAGATCGATGAGGGGCTTCAGACGATAAGAATCATATCTGAAGAGCCCGCCTAGGTTTCTGCGTAATTGCAGGGACCTAAGCTTGTGTATCATCATTCCACCGTGATCTACTGAACTCTCCTGAACTACTGGGAGAAGGCAGCGGACCCGGAATCCTTCGATTCCGTGCGGATGTTTATAGACGTCTCGGCTTTGCTTTCGCTTTGCTGAGGGGCAGACTTCGTCGAAGTGACTGACGAGTCCGCCATCCCCGTAACCTTCTGGAATATGAAAACTCCGAAGGATACGGCGCTTAGCATTAGCATAAGGCTTAGCGAAAAGACCGTTATGAACATCAGTATGGTAGAACCGGTACGATGCACGACGGAGTTTGTTGCAGAATTTGAATCTTTCTGAATCATGTGACAACGGGTCCTTCAAGTAGATGGGTTTTGTATCTATCCCATCGAAAAAATGGCCCCCACATGACTCACGGAAAAGTCCATCTGCATAGGATTTATCTTGATTTACGATAAACCCGCAAACGCCCAGGATTGAAAAAAGATCCTGGACTGCCGCCGACGGAAGGATGATATCATCCCCGAAGACGGACAGGTGCCCGTGTGCTCCCGAACTACGTATTGCTGAATAAGCCAGTACGTAGAATATCAGTGTCTCAAGTTCGAAGGTGAAGCCATTGCCCATAGAGGAAAACTTCCTCATAGGGATAACTTTGCCTTCGTGCTCAATGCGGTCAGTACGACACGTGTTGAGCGCAACGAACCACTTGTAAGGTAGTAAATACCGAACTAAGCTCGTTGAGATCGAGTCACTGGCTGAACTCAAATCGATCGTTGCGTGCATGCCATTAATCGAGGCCTCCTGAGCAAGACGGTGGTGCACTTCTGCACCGTTGTCGAGATCAAGGTTTGCTCTCTTTAGTAAGCATCGCCGCAGCTGACGGCCGAGACCCTTCTGGAAGAAAATATTCCAGTCGGGTTCAACGGCAATAGCACGGTCAGACTTGAAGTTCTTCGGGACAAACTCAATCCTGCTGCTTTCAATGACGTTCGCCTTCGGGCGATCGAGATCGACCCCTCTAAAGAAGTACTCTAATAGAGGGAGAGCAGCACTAGTTACATCCGCGGAAAGAAACTTGTTCGACGGGTGTGCTTTTCGTCTCGGGATCGAGGAACTCGATCCCGGGCCGAATGCGAAGTCCATCTCGAGGCTGGAAGCGTCTGGGCCATCCCCAATGATCTTGTAGATTTTTTCACGGGCTATCTCAAGTTGAGACAGCTGTGCCGGCGTAAGCCGGTCTACAGGGTTGGAGAAGGTTCGAGCAACTAGCCTTAATCGGTCCTCGCAGAGGAAGAACTTCTCAATCGTAGCCTTACGGCGACCCTCCTCGTGCCCACTCGGGCCTACTGAATACTTTGACAGCAGTGATGCTGCCAAATAATCACGACGAAAAACCTCGTGATCAGTATATAGAAGAGGGTTGATAGAGTGAGAGCAGGCTGCAGTGTCGTCCTTATACTTGAGGCACAGGAACAACCCCAACGAAGTTGGAGATCCGAGTGACTCAAAGAACGACATAGCCGCAGACCTGGTCTCGCTATCGATGAAAGAGGAACAGTTCAACTGTTGTTTTTCCTTTAGCATTATAATGCTCCGGTTCTGAGGAATGAATAGAGGGCACACTAGCCAGAAATCGACTAGAATACCATATTCAAATCCTCGATGAGGGCCTTCAGATCGACCTGGGCGAGCGCATTAGCCATGAAGGCACGCGCGTGCTTGCGGTCTTGCTGAGTGCTGCGTTCAGGGAACGTGAATTCCACGTTCATGACGCATTCGTAGGCCTTCGTGGGAGCCGGAGTAATCCCGTTATACGTCGAGGCATGGACAACCTCGAGCACCGGATAAACCACTTTCAGGTTACCGCGATAAACGCGGGAGCCGTTCTTTTGGTTCTTGAGGGGCTCGCGGAGCGACGCGGTAATGGTAGGGAAGCCGACAGCAATACCGCCGGCGATTTCCTGCCATTTAGCCACGCCGCCGTCAATGCGACGTGCCGTGAAGGTGCGTGCGACAGGTGTCGCCAGACCATCGTTGATGGTGATGTTTGCGAAAGCAGTCATTTCGACTCCTTAGTAAGTTTCTCAGAGCCCAGGATTGGGATTCCGAGGTGTCAGCGACGGATCTTCTGGGTAACCAGAGAGATCGCGTCGATGACTCGTTGCGTGTTTAGATTAACATCTAAACGAGGTAGCGTCGCGGAGGGGAAAGAAGTCAGAGCAACTCTGCGGTAGAAACGGCGTTTTGCCGTGCTTTCCGCGAGGTGATTAACCTTTCCGAGGACCCAGCCAAAATTGGTGGGGTCCCCTCGTACATTGGCTGGCTTACTAATAACGGAGTCATCCGTTATGTAGGAGGCACACCCAGAGACGAACTCCTTTCCAACGAAGGTATCGATAGTCGACAGGTAATCCCCTACGGGGACCAACCAGTCAAAAACGAACGAGTAGGGAATAAGTTCCCAAACAAGTAGGGCAGGGTTTGTAATACCATACTGCTGCAGGGTACCCAGAAGCGGCAAGGAATCACGGAATCTAACCGTGACCTTTGTCTCTTCGCAGTACTTCCGTATGCAGGTTAGGTCATTAAGCACCTGTCCAGGTGGCGCGATCCGATTCACTAACTGTAAATGGTTAAGTGTAAAGGACTGCGTCACTTCTTCGCGGGATGACGCCGTAACACGGAGGACAGGACGTCGAGTACGAGTATCGTGTAAGGTTTTTAAGGCATCTTGAATGTCTTTGACAAGCAAGCGCCACCCATAGCGGTACTCAAGCCAAACGTTCTGAATCTCTCTCTTGCTAAGGCCAGAATCCTGGGTTAAACCAGAATCTGATCGAAACTTATGTTTCGAGAAACCATGTTTATCTCGATAGGCACGACCTGAGATGGAGGAAAGATCCTTCACCCTAGATTTTTGCATTTTCGAAAACTGCATGGCTATATCCTGAGCAAGCGTAAGGACCATAGCACGTGTCTTCTTGAACTCCGCTAAGAACACGAGTGAGTTAAAGCTTTCGCCGTTAACTTTCGTCGGGAACTTGGTAAGGCACTTATTATACAGTGCATTGTTACCAGGAGTGGGAAGAGTTTGCTGTGGAAGCCAGTAATGACCCCCGTAGAAGGTGATCGTATTCTTCACTACCGGATTGGCACCGCCAACCCATTTGTGAAGCTCGACGCTACTTAACGAGTCTACCCGTTCGACAGTTTGTTCGTCTAACGGGTTGACCGGGAGCTCAGCACGAAGCTTACGTTTCGTGTGGAACCCTGGGGTTGTTACCCAGACTCTTGACTTGGTCCGAGCAGCGACTACAGTCGTGTACGATGCGTTAGAAAAACCACTAACGTTAACCGTATACGACACGTCTGTCTGTTTATTGGATGTGGGCATGGGAGTCTCCTTACAAAATGTTACAAAATGGAAAAGAATGCTAGGTGTGGTATTAACCATTACCTGATCCCATCCAGTTGTTGTTCTACCACAGAAGTGGCAGAAAAGGATGGAAGTCCCATCAAGACGCAAGCGTCTGTCAGGGGTGCCCTCGAAA